ACAAGTACCTTATACTATTTACGTAGCGTAATATGGCAATGTTTACAAGACAGAGAGATGTCTCTCTAGTAAGAAAATTTAATAGAGAATTAATGGGTAATATTATTACTCAGCAATGTGCTATATATCAATTTAAGTTAGAAGAAACTAAGGTTAATATATATGGTGAAGCAGCTGAGGAAAAATATTACGACGGTCCTTTTCTATTTAATGTTTTAATAAATCGATCAAATGAAGCATATGCTGAGGGTGATGAAGGTATTCAATTTAATCAACCTATTGAATTTTATTTCTTTAGAGACGATTTAGTAGATGCTCAAATAGTACCAGAAGTAGGAGATATTATTTTATATCAAGAAGGTTATTATGGTGTACAAAGTACAGTTGCTAACCAATATTGGGGAGGTAAAAACCCATCATATCCTAATAATGACTCTAATGGGGATCCTAATCCTTTAAACCCAGGCTTAGATGAGTTTGGTAATAATTTATCAATTTTAGTATCAACATATTATATCCCTTCAGATAAAGTTGCTATTTCACCTTATGTAGAAAGATTCTAATGGCAGGACCTAGAAAACCAATTCCAAAATCACAATTAACTATAAGCAATAGTAAACAAGATGCTTTTAAAGGGATAGAAGACCGAGGAGCGGTTGGAAATCCTAATAAAGCTGATATAAATGTAAATACGTTTTCCCAAGCTCAATCTACAGGTATAGATTTTAATAGATCTGAACAGATGAGCTTTAAAGGTGATAGTACTAAACAATACTCAGTTGGTATTAAAGATATAGATGAAGCAGTATTTTATTATTTTCATAACATAATTAAACCATTTGTTTACCAAAATGGAGAGAGACGAGAAGTTCCTGTAATATACGCTGCTCCTGAAAGATGGAAATCTTTTCAACGTGATGGTTATTATAGAGATAAAGGAGGTGCTATAATGTTACCTATTTTAGTAATAAAAAGAGATACTTTATCTAAAGATAGAACAGTAGCTAATAAATTAGATTCTAATCAGCCTAATTTGTATGGTGTGTTTTCTAAAAACTTTAGCTCTAAAAACTTTTATAGTAATTTTGCTACTTTAAATAATAGAAAACCTGTAGAAACTTTTCAAGTAGTTGCTCAACCTGACTATGTTACTTTAGAGTATAGTTGTATAATTCAAACATACTATATGGAACAGTTAAATAAGATAGTAGAAGCATGTGAATATGCATCTGATTCATATTGGGGTAATCCCGAAAGATTTCAATTTAGAGCATTTATAGATAGTTTTAATACCGCTACAGAATTAACCATTAACCAAGATAGGTTAGTAAAAGGTACATTTGGTATTAGATTACGAGGATATATTATTCCAGATACAATACAAAAAGAATTAAATTCAATGAAAAAATATAATTCTAAAGCAAAAGTTACAATTACTAGTGAAGTAGTTAACAGTATAGAAGATACTTTAGTACAAAGAAATCCTACTAGCGATAGAAGGGAAAGAAAATGATTTTTTAAAAAATTTCTTCATATTTATAATAAATCAAATATAAACAATTAAATTAAAATTTTCGTATGAAAAAGTTATCAGAAGAGGAATTGAAAACATTAAAAGAATTCCAAGACAAAAATAATAAAATAGTAGCCGATTTAGGGTCAATTGAATTAAATATTAATCTCTTAAAAGGTCAAAAAGATAAAGTGTTAGAAGAATTTAAAGAATTACAAGATGAATCAAATAAATCTGCAAAAAAATTACAAGATAAGTATGGTGCAGGTAATATTGATTTGAAAACTGGAGAATTTACCCCAGAAGAATCACCATCTAAATAATTTTTTTAAAATAATCTCTAATATTTATAATTAAAATAATATAAATATAATATAAACAATGGCAGAAACATTAATATCCCCAGGTGTATTAGCAAGAGAAAACGATCAATCCTTTGTAGGAGGTAGACCAGTTACTTACGGAGCAGCTATTATAGGCCCTGCAGTAAAAGGTCCTGTTGGGATACCAACAGCCGTTTCTTCTTTCTCACAATACGAATCTATTTTTGGAAGTACTGTAGAAAGTGGTTCCCAATATTATAGTTATTTAAATTCAATAGCAGCAAGAAATTATTTTTCTCAAGGAGGTGAAGGTTTATTAATAACTAGAGTAGTTACAGGTTCATTTTCAGGTGCAATTACTTCAGGTAGTGCCGAAGGTGGTAATAACTCAGGAATTGATTCCATAGGTATTGGAGTTAATAATACTTTAGCATATGAAAAACAAGCATTTGAATTAAAAACTCTTTCTGAAGGAGTTATAATGAACAATTATCAAGCAGCTGATTCTGCTGGTGGTACATTAATTTCTGGTTCTGGAGACAATTTAAGATGGGAAATTAACTCATCTAACACTGCTTCTGGAAATTTTTCATTGCTTATTAGAAGAGGAAATGATACAGCAAATGCAAGAACTGTATTAGAATCATATAATGATCTTTCAATGGATCCTACAGCACCTAATTATGTTGCTAAGGTAATAGGGGATACTTATTTTACAATTGCAACTGATGGATCAGAAACTTATGTAAAAACAAATGGTAACTATCCACAAGCAAGTAATTTAGTTTATGTTTCTGCCGTTAATACACCTACTCCTGCATATTTTGATAATGATGGAACTGCTAAAAATGAATTTACAGGCAGCTTACCTTCAATAGGATCAGGTTCATTTACATCTGCTACTGGTAATAACTTTGAAAATAACACTGCTCTATTTAACCAAAATATTTCAGCAACTAATATTCAAGGAATTAGTGCTAATGATTATACACAATCAATTGCTCTATTAAATAATACTGATTTATATGATTTTAATGTTGTAGCAGCTCCTGGTTTAATCAGTTCATTACATACATCACAAGTAACTTCATTAGTAAGTTTAGCTCAAAATAGAACAGATTGTATAGCAGTAGTTGATATAGTACCTTATAATTCTGGTATTAATGCTGTTATAACACAAGCTTCAACATTTGACAGTTCTTATGCAGCTACTTATTGGCCTTGGTTACAAACTGTTGATCCTGGATCAGGACAAACAGTATGGGCTCCACCATCAACATATATTCCTGGTGTTTATGCCTTTACAGATGCTTCTTCAGATCCATGGTTCGCACCAGCAGGTCTTATTAGAGGATCTTTAGGAAATGTAATAAGAGCTGAAAGAGCTTTAACCTCAGGTAATAGAGATTCATTATATGTTGCTAATGTTAACCCAATAGCTACATTCCCTGGAAATGGTATTGTAGTATTTGGACAGAAAACATTACAGAAAAGAGCAAGTGCTTTAGATAGAGTAAATGTAAGAAGATTGTTAATTGCTCTTAAAAGTTATATTTCTCAAGTATCGGATAATTTAGTATTTGAACAAAATACTATTGCTACTAGGAATAACTTCTTAAGCCAAGTCAATCCATATTTAGAATCTGTACAACAAAGACAAGGCTTGTATGCATTTAAAGTAGTAATGGATGAAACTAACAATACCCCGGATGTAATAGATAGAAATCAATTAGTTGGTCAAATTTATTTACAACCAACAAAAACAGCTGAATTTGTAATCTTAGACTTTAATGTACTCCCAACAGGAGCTACATTCCCAGATTAAAAATTTAGAGTTTAAATATTTATAATAAATAAATAATATAAAATAAAATGGCAGTATTAGATCCAAACGAAATATTTTTTACAGCATTCGAACCCAAACAAAAGAATAGGTTTATTCTTTATGTAGATGGAATTCCTTCATACCAAATTAAAGGTATGGGAGCCGTTACATTAAATCAGGGAACTGTTGCTCTAAATCACATAAATGTCCAAAGATTTGTAAAAGGCAAAACAACATGGGCCCCAATATCAATGACCTTATTTGATCCTATTACACCAAGTGGTGCTCAAGCTGTAATGGAATGGGTTAGATTACATCACGAATCAGTAACAGGTAGAGATGGGTATAGTGATTTCTATAAGAAAGATCTTACTTTAGATGTACTTGGTCCTGTAGGTGATATAGTATCAGAATGGATTATTAAAGGTGCTTTAATTACTTCTGCTAATTTTGGTGATTACAGTTGGGATACTGAAAATGCTGCTCAAGAATTAACTTTAGAAGTACAACCTGATTATTGTATATTGAATTTCTAATAATTTTATTTTAAAATACATTACAAATAGCTTGGCTTTGGTCAAGCTTTTTTGTATCTTGATATGTATTAACAAAGATAATGTTATAAATAAATAAAGATTATGGATGAATTTAAATTTCCAACTGAAGAAGTAGAACTACCTTCAAAAGGTATAGTATATCCCAAAGACCACCCCTTATCAAGTG